CTCTTTGTGGGATGATTAGGTGTTCTTTTTGGCTTGTTGTAGCCTTCCACGCCTGCCTTGTCTAATCTAGGGTCTTTTTTAGTAGCCATTTTTACCCTTCTTTTTAGGTTTCTTTTTAGCAGTCTTGTCAGACTTGGCAGTCTTTGCTGACTCCTCAAAAGCCTCCTCTGTAGGAGCACCTTTGGAACCGGGCTTTCTCATCTTCTCACCAGAGCCAGCTTCAATGCGTTTACGCTTAGCTGCAATGTTTGCGTACAGACCTTGTTTCATATTAGTACCCCGAAATTGGATCTAAAATAAGATGTTCATCTTCTTCGTAGTCTTGCTGGTACGAAGTAATGGCTAATTGGTCAACATAGGATAGAGCATCTACCAAGTCATCGTGAACCCCTGCTGTGGGAAACATCAATAACTGATCTCTAAACTCTTCCCAGTCCTCGTCCTCGTTAAACTTGATTCTTCCGTGTTCTAAGCGCCCTTGTAGGCTCCAGACAACACGATCAACCTTCTTCTTATTACCGTGAGTCAGGTCTTGAATGTGAGCGTAGATGTTGTTCTTACGCATCAGATCGTTCAGATACGGTAAAACAGCGTTCTTTAGTGCTCCTCGTTCAATACCTACCGCACTGGGTTGATAATCGCGAATAGTCTTGAGGATGTTGACAGCAGTTTCTCTAATGTCCCACCTACCGTGCAGAATCTTCTCTACCCACCAGTCTCCGTTATCTTCTACTTTAACAATGGCTATAGCTGATTCGTCTAGGCGCTTCTTTGCAGCCCCTGCAGTCTTGGCTACCTCTTCAAAGCCTGCCAAGTCAATAGCAACTACGTAGCTGCCATATTGAGGCTCAGGAGAGAGCTTGAACCACTCTTCCTTGAAGACATCAGCTCCTGCGGTATCGAAGCTAGAGAGATATTCCTGTTTGAATGCAAAGGAACTTAGGGTTCTCTTGGCTGCTTCAATTTCATTCGGATCAATAGTTTCGTTATCTTGTGTCGTAAAGTGCCAGCTTCTCCACTCTTGGTCTGATCTTTCCTGACCCAACTTGTAGGTATCATAAAACCAATTGCGACCACTAGGAGTAGAGATGAATAGAGCACGACCCTTCTTATCTGACAAAGCAGCTCGTAGAATCTTTTCCCAGACATCCTGCTTAACGAAGGCACATTCATCAAGTACAAGGTAAGTAAGAGACACACCACGAAGGCTATCAGGGTTATCAGCACCTCTAACAAGAATCTTCCTTCCATTGATTAAGGTAATCTCAAGGTTATTGACATGGGAAGACTTGATAACAGGTCTGCCTAGTTCGTGTAAAAGTTCCCAGATAATAGTTCTGGCTTGTCCCAGTGTAGGAGCTACGTACATGACGCTAGAGCCTTCAGGACAGTTAAGACCTTCAATCAGGAGTGTAATGGCAGACAATCTGGACTTACCACACCTTCGTCCTGCTGCTACGACCTTGAAGCGTGTAGAGTCTTTAAAGACCTCTTGTTGCCAGTTAAGGAGTTTAAAGTCAAGGGTTGCCATCGTCTGAGTATTCCTTGACCTGTATATCTGTTATATCTTCTAAAACCTCAGCTGTGGGGCTAGACAGTCCACTGATGTTGATAGAGATCTGGGGTGTACCTCCACCCTGTTTAGTGGCTTCAAAAGCAGATACAGGGATAATCCTATCTACAATTAGTTTCCACGCAGCAGCTTGGTTCTTATGTTCATCGTTAAGAGCTGCATCATAGATAGCTTCTAAGACCTTAGCTGACTTAGGAGAGTTAAGCATCCTAAGTTTATATTCATTAATGATAGCAGCGTCACCCTTAGGTCTACCTACGCTACGTTTTTCTTTAATCTCTGCAAGGTCAGACTTTAAAGGTCTACCTTTTTTGTTACCTGATGGTCTGGTCATACGGAGTCTTTATCCTTTAAGTGGAGACTATAAAGTTACTTTAGAGTAACTAAGAAATTTACTTTGTTAACAGTTACACTAACGTGTATTAAATGTTAAAGGAACAGAATCTTGGATGAAGTATTAATATTAATGCTCCATTCTAGTTCCCTCTACGAGGAGTGCAGATTAGGTGTTCCTTTAGTGTGTACTACTTTTGTCTTACTTAGAAGTGGGGCTAGGCTTCTAAGACTTCATCCTGAGTTCTGTATAGTTAAGTCGTTAATTTAACTAATACAAATATTATACCATACTTTTACTCAAAAGTCAAGCTTTGTTACAATTATTTTTAAAATATTTTATTTATTGTCTCTTATGTGACACTTCCAGTCCTTTAGAGTTCCCCGTTTCAGGGTGCTCAGATTCCTCTGGAGTATTCTTACCCAGAATTATGTTAAGTCTAAGCCTGACAAGAACTTAGCAGTTATCCTCTTATGCACCATTTTAGTGCATCTTAGGTCTTATTTTACTTTTTTTGTGTACTTTAGAGTGGTCGTAGGCCGAACTACCTCATTTTACTTTTTTGTGGACTTTAGAGGCTCCCGCAAAAGTAACACACTCACAAGACCCCTCCCCCCCTATCAAGGCTAGTAAGTGCTCACTTACAAGGTACACTATAGGTAGTGTTAGTGAGTGCTCACAGACACTATAGGTAGTGTTTACTTAAAAAGTAAGCATAAGAGGGGCGATGTAGGATCCTACAAAGGATACCTTATCCACAGAATATACATAAACTAAAGTATATTTCCACAGATTGGCAAGTTATCCACAGGCCGCACTATTCTGGTGATTTTATGCACTCTTATGGTGATTTATGCACCATATCTGTATATTAGTCTTGTCTTATAATAGTACTAAACAGAATATAAAAGTATACAGTTTATCTTGATAAGTAATTGGCACACTGTTTGCATGTATAAAATAGGTCTGCACGGTGCAGGCCACATTTAAGGATACATATCATGCAAGACCTGACCTTTACAACCAAGCAGGACAACCAAGGTAACCCAGATAGCTACAGTGTAGACGGGACGGTTACTGTAGACGGTGAGATGGTTCCTGTGGCTCTTTACACTACGTGCTTTAACAAGGCCTTTGATGAATTGATCTATTGGCTCCATGCTGTTGAATCAGATAGCAACAATGCATCCGTTAACGTTACCTTTAAAACCATCTGAGAGGTCTAAAATGTCCGACACTGTAGCAATGATTCTGTGTTTTGTAGTCTTCGCCCTTTGGGGTGTTCTTTTGTCCTTTGGAGTCTGACCATGCAAACATTAACCGCAAAAATGACACTGAAAACCGCTAAAGATATAGCCGGTACGCTTGGCAAACCTAGCAAAATGCCCGGATTGTCCTATGGTATCAGCGCTAAAGCATGCATTACGGGCGCGAAGCTTGCAAAAATTCCCGGTACAGTGTGCCATGGATGCTACGCACTAAAGGCTAACTACAGCTACCCTAGTGTCATGAAAGCGCACCTAAAACGTGGCGAAGCTATCACGCACCCGCTATGGGTTGATGCTATGGTTACACAGATTCTAGCAAGTAAAACCGACTATTTCCGCTGGCACGATAGCGGAGACTTGCAAAGCTTCCAACACCTATTAAACATCGTAAAGGTAGCGGAAAAATGCCCTAGTGTCGCATTCTGGTTACCTACAAAAGAAAAGAAATTTATTAGTCAGTTTATCGATACCTTTGGAGCATTCCCTGATAATTTGATTGTAAGGGTATCTGGTGCTATGGTTGATGGCACTAGGCCAGATTTTGAGCATACATCAACAGTAACCACAAACCCGGACGATGCTACTTGTAGGGCATTCGAGAATTCCAATAAATGCGGAGATTGTCGCAAATGCTGGAATAAATCTATTGACCATGTGTCTTATCTTAAGCATTGACAATGTTACAATGTAGACTGTAGCGCCCTACAGTGTAGGGTGTTATGGCCTGCAATGTTGCAGGGATAACTTTGAAAGCATAGGCATGAAACACTACGAAACCATTCACACCGAAGACACACAAGGTTTTCACATCGTTTGCAGTGTCGGCTATGAAGACACACACCCTAGCGATTTATACGATGATTCTTGCCATGACATCGAAGAAATTTGCAGGAAAATAGATAACGGAACATATGTATGGTTTATTGCACGGGTTGAAGCTTACCGGCATGGTGTTTTACTTGCTTCGGACTATCTTGGAGGATGTTTGTACGATAATTATAAACAATTTCTCGAGGATGCGTATTACGAAGATATGGTATCTAATGTAGTATCACAAGCAAATACAACACTGAAAAAACTATTTCAATCTGAAACCGAAGAGGTCTAATCATGGCTATCGTTCAAACACTGACTAAATCCGCATTTATTGACGCTTTCATGCAATCATCACGCAAGGATCAATTCTCATATGATGCGTTAACGGCTATCTTCGAATACTTGGAAGAATTCAGCGACAGCACCGGCGAACCCGTAGAACTGGACATTGTAGGGATCTGCTGCGAATGGTCTGAAATGACGTGGCAGGAAATAGCCCAATATTATGATGTCGATCTTTCACAATGCACCGATGATGACGAGCGCATTGGTGAGGTGGAGGATTTCCTCTGCAAGAACACTCAATACTGCGAACTGTCCGATGGTTCTTTTGTGTTTGTTCAATTCTGAGAGGTGACAATATGTCTAAAAATCTAGAATGGTGGACTGAATCCCTTGGACGGATTGAATTGCAAATGGACAGAGATGATGCGGAGAGTGTCTCTCATCCGGGCCAATGTGATGATGATGTCACAAGGCTGCGAGATGTGCCCTATATCAAAGAACAGTTAGACAATCTGTCCCCTGCTTTGGTGGCCGAATGTCTGCGAGAATATGGTGCTTGGGATGATGGCGAATTGTCAGACCATGAGAGCAATCTAGATAGGCTGCTTTGGATTGCTTGTTGCGATATTTCGGAGGAATGTTTTATACGTGATTCTGCGGAGGCCTGACCATGTATCAGGTACAATTTAGGTCTAGCGGCATCGTTGCCGCTACATTTCAGGATCGCAAGGGCGCACAGTATTGGATAGACTGTAACGATTTTGGCGAGGATGTCCCAGTGCTTGACCCTATAAGCGGGGATGTGATAGACTACGCAAGGGGAGAGTGTCTAAACCTTTTTAAAATTGTAAGGGTTCGAGAATGACCATTCCTACAATGTGGCCTTTTAAATGGTACAATGGCGAGCAGACACCCGAAAGTGTCTCATTAGAGACATCAAAGCCTGCCAAACCATTGACACAATATGAACGGGTCTTGTCAGATCCTGACATTGAAGATTCACCTTTTTAACACAGGAGTCATTAACCATGAGTGAACATCGCATCAACACTGCAAAACAGTATACTTACGTATTCGTAAGTCCTTTTGAGTCTGACGATAGTAAGGTCTGGTTATCAATCACACAGTCCAACGCTTCGTGTAATGTCCGACTGTCTGAGGAGCAAGCACGACAATTGATTGAAGCAATAGAAACAGTCCTCACAGAGGAGGTAAAAGCATGAAAGAATCACATTTTAAGACACCCAGAACCCTAGAGGAATGTTACTTTGACCCCAGAGGGCAGGCCATGGAACTACCTGAAAAACCCTCTAAAGGTATCCTTGCATGGATTCTGGGACTATTCCTACCACGTTAAACACCCTTTAAAAGCCCTTTAATGGGCTTTAGAGAGGTTTTTTGTAAGATTAAATACCCGCACTAGGGTAGGAGGATTTTATGCGCTGTGTGGCCTGTAATTGTAATTTAAATGATTTTGAGACAACCCGGAAACACGCCATTACAGGTGAATACTTGGATATGTGTAATCGCTGTGTTGTGGATCTGGACGTGCCTACAAAGGATCGGAAGGATCTTATCTCAGAGTCTGACCTCGATCTAGATGGTCTTGAACACATCGAAGATGGCCCGTTTGAGGGGGTCTTGACAAACACTAAAAAATATGGTAAAATATACTTTAAAGGAGACTATGAAGAAACAGAGTAACGTATAAGTAACATAGTATAGATAATTATATATAAAACATATATAATACATATACAGTTACTTATAAGTCATAGGGGGCTTTGATTGTCTTTTAACTAAAGGAATACTTATGTCTTCATTTGATGATTACATACTGGAATTGACAGAGCAGGAACAGGAGCAAATAAGGTTTGAATGTTGGTATCATTCCACCATAGATGACATCGCACAGCTGATCGTGTCCAATGGTTACGATTCAATTATGCTGGATGTTCAAAAAGCCATTGACAGAATCACAAAGGATAATGTACAATGATTGTATCTTTAATTTTGTTTGTCTTAACAATTGTAAAGGTTTGTCTAAAATGAGTAAGATTTCATTACCTGCAGTGGTTGCTAACTCCGATGTGACTATAGAGTTTAACATCTGGTCAGAGGAGGGATGCTGGTACATCGATTTTGATACCCTCGAAGTATGGTATCTAGCGCCCACAATCAAGCCAGAGGAGCGCCGATGGGTAAACATTGTAGACTGTATGTCCGAAGAACAGCTCAAGGACATTGAGATACAAGCCCATGACCAGCACGACATCGTAGTGAGTCAACTACACGAAGAAGGGGCTTTTCCATGAGCACATTCGTGCGTCACTTACCCTGTGATAATTGCGGGAGTAGTGACGCTAACAGCCTCTACGATGACGGGCATACGCACTGCTTCAAGTGTGGACATACCGTGTTTGAAGGTGAACATGATAGGAAAACATCGATGCGGGACGCAGTAGCACCACGGAAGGTCGAGATTAAGGGACAGATTAAAAGTATCCCTGATCGTGGTATCAGTCAACAAACTTGTGAGAAATTTGGAGTCACTCAAGATTCAGAGCGCCACTATTACCCTTATGCTGACGCAGCCGGAACTATCGTTGCTCTCAAGCTACGAACGGTTGCGGATAAAAGCTTCTCCATTGCAGGAAGCTTCGGATCTGCCTCTCTATTCGGTCAACATCTCTTTCACGGAGGTGGGAAGTACGTCACGGTATACGAAGGAGAACTTGACGCACTGGCAGGATACCAACTTACAGGCAGTCAATGGCCTAGTGTCAGTATCAGGAACGGAGCACAAGCAGCTTTAAAGGACTGCAAAGCCCAGTACGAATGGCTCAACAGCTTCGAGAACATCGTTATCTGCTTCGATGCCGATGAACCGGGACAGAAAGCTGCTAAAGAGGTTGCAGAGCTATTCGGACAGAAAGCCAAGATTGTCAAGCACAAGAGTGGCTACAAGGATGCTTGTGAGTACCTGCAAGCAGGAGCTACGAAGGAATTTGTCAATGAATGGTGGAAGGCTGAGACATACATCCCTGATGGTATTGTCAATGCCGCAGATCTCTGGGAGGAAGTCAGGAAGCCAGAGCAACCTGCGGAGGCTATGTATCCTTGGAAGGGCTTGAACAAGCTGCTGTATGGCCTGCGGAGGGCAGAACTGATTACGGTCACCGCAGGGTCTGGACTGGGTAAGAGTCAATTCCTGCGTGAGATTCTGTACCATCTGCTCAAGACTACTCAGTGGAACATCGGAGGATTGTTTTTGGAGGAATCTACACGAAAGACAGCCCGTAGTATCATGTCTCTTCACGCGAACAAGCTACTACATTTGCCTGACACTCCGGTGACAGAAGAGGAACTAAAGGATGCATTCAATGCTACTCTTGGAACTAACCGTGTTTATCTCTTTGACCATTTTGGTTCTAGTGATGTTGAGAACATTGCTAACCGAATCAGGTACATGGCTAAGGGTTTTGATTGCCGTGTTATTTTCTTGGATCATATTTCTATTGTTGTTAGTGGTCAGGACTTAGGAGATGAACGAAAGGCCATAGACAACATGATGACCAAGTTAAGAACACTGGTGCAGGAGCTGGAGATTACTTTGATCTGTGTCTCGCACCTGCGTAGGCCACAGGGCAATGCAGGCCATGAGGACGGGCAAGCAGTGTCTCTATCTCAACTCAGAGGCTCTGGAGCGATTGCCCAGTTATCTGACGCAGTAATTACACTGGAGAGGAACAGCATGGCTGAGAACGAACAGGAAAGACACAAGACTAAGGTTGCCGTAGCAAAGAATAGATTCAATGGCTACACCGGGCCAGCCTGTGACTTGCAATACGTCAAAGAAACTGGTAGAATGTTAGAGATGCAAGAGGAGACACTATGACCATTGAACACCTAATTGTAGGAGCTACAGGAATAGGTTATCTCATCGTAGGTGTGCTACAATGGAGCAAGGGTGAGCTATCGAATGGCATGATCTGGACAGGTTATGCGTTTGCACAGGTAGGTCTATGGCTTAATTTGAAGTGAAGGATACGTATGAGGCTAGTCCTCGACATCGAAACGGATCTATCTCACAAGAAGATCCACTTGGTAGTAACGAAAGATATTGACACAGGCGAAGTAAAGACATGGAACGAAGCAAAGCCATTTCAGGACTTTATAAAGGACGCTACATTGATCGTAGCTCACAACGGCATCGGATTCGACTTTCCAGTGCTGAACAGGCAATGGAATACGAAGATAGGCTTGAAGAAGGTATTCGATACACTGATAGTAAGCAGGCTTCTAGATCCGAGCAGGGAACAAGGTCACAGCCTAGAGTCATGGGGGAGGACACTGGGGTTTCACAAGATTGACTACCCCGCCGTGTGGCAGTGGATGATGGACAGGAGGCAGGAGTATGACGGAGAGTGCTTTGATAAACCCTTGGTGGGTCTTCTGGAGCATTATTGCATTAGGGATGTTGAAGTTACTGCTAAACTGTATCTTCACCTATGCACTGAACGGGATCAGAAACAGTTTTCGCAAGAAAGTGTTGAACTGGAACACAAGGTTGCGGCAATCATAGCGGAGCAGGAACGAAATGGATTCAAACTTGATACCATCTACGCAACCGTGTTACTTACTGACATCAAAGGAAAGATGGCAGGAATATATGAACAGATGCAGCAGAGATGGCCTGCCTATGAAGTTAAGAGAATCAGTGAGAAAACAGGAAAGGAACTCAAGCCTTTGCTGGTTACTTTCAACCCCGGATCAAGAAAGCAGATCGGAGAAAAGCTAGTTGAGTTAGGGTGGAAGCCAAAGCAGTTTACCGAGACAGGACAGGCTATGGTCGATGAGAACATACTTTCAAAGATCAACATCCCAGAGGCTAAGATGATTGCAGAGTATCTGATGCTCCAGAAAAGGGTAGCACAGATCGAAAGCTGGATTGAGGCTGTAGGGGATGACGGGAGGGTTCACGGTAAGGTTATCACCAATGGTGCAGTGACAGGCAGGATGACGCACTCAAGTCCTAACATGGCACAGATTCCTAACGCAGGATCAGTGTATGGACACGAGTGTCGTGAGTGTTGGACTGTTGACGATGGTAATGTCTTGGTAGGCTGTGATGCTTCAGGATTAGAACTTCGTATGCTTGCTCACTACATGAAGGATGATGATTATGTCAGAACAGTTACTGAAGGAAGCTCAAAAGAGGGAACAGATGTTCACACAGTCAATCAACGATCTGCTGGCTTACCAACAAGGGATGCAGCAAAGACCTTTATCTACGCTTTCCTTTACGGAGCAGGTGATAGTAAAATTGGCTCCATCGTTGGAGGAACTGCTAAAGATGGCTCTAGACTTAAATCAAAATTCCTTGCTCAAACACCATCCCTTGCCAGACTT